TATAAAAAGAGGGGCCGCTGTTTTTGACAGCGCCAACATTTCCATAGAAAATGAATGGGATATAACACCTTTTGGAGAGCAAAATGAATTTAATTAGAGAAGAAGTGGCAGCGCTAAACCCAAGTGCATTGGCAGCAGATGGACTTGACGATGCTATTATTGGCTACGGCCAGCAGTTCCCCAAAGAGCCTGTTCTTATATATGACTATGACAAGTGTGTGGAAATCTTCATGAAACAAGATATGTCTTACGAAGATGCCATAGAATGGATGGAGTTTAATGTTGTAAACGCATACTATGGCGAGGGAACACCAATTTTTATAAGGAGTGCATGTGATGGTTAAATTATACACGGCTAATTATTGCCCTTATTGTGAGAAGGCGGTTCTGCTTTTGTTTAGAAAAGGGGTCGACTTTGAGGTATACGATGCAACCGACAACCAAGCTTTGAGGCAATCTTTGACTGTCGAGACAGGATGCAAAACAGTGCCACAAATATTTATAAATGACAGATTTATTGGAGGCTTCTCAGACCTCAGCGCACTAGATAATAGTGGCGATTTAGATATTATATTAAATGGAGATAAAGATGGCGAAGAGTAACGGATGGGCCCCTAAGAGCGGCCTAGGTAAAAAAACAACGATTGGACATGGCAAGAGGTCTAAGTTTAAAGCCAAGGGGTCTAACAACACGGTACCCAAAGGCTACAGAAAAAAATATAGGGGCCAAGGCAAATGAAATTAAATCCAAGTTATAAGACTGCGCTTTTAGTTGGCTCTTTAATAGGTGTGGTTCCCGCCTGGCTAGTAGCACAATTAGCTGAACTAGTCCCGGCGCTACAGCCCGAGGAACTAAGCGCAGTCTCAGAGTTTATGTCTGAGGGGCTTGGGTTAGAGCAAATGATTTTTCTTTTGCTGGTTGTGACAATGGTTCCAATACTAGAAGAGCTAGTATTTAGAAAATGGTTGTGGTTCTTAGTAGAGTGGAAGATGTCCTCATACTGGACATGGATTATAACTTCTCTCCTGTTTGCCGCAGTCCACATGGAGCCGTTACATGTCATGGGTTTATTACCTTTTAGTTTTTTCGCGGGCTGGCTTAAGCATAGGACGGGCAAGACAAGATATTCTATTGTCGCGCACATGGCCAACAACGCTATGGCTTGCTTGCTAATGGTGGTATGAATTTAAATTATGAAAAAATTGTTATTGGAGGTAGTTTAGAGGCTTTTACTTATGCTTTTAAAAATAATTTGCCGGTCTTGTATACCAACGCAAGCCCGCCATTTTTGTTCGATTACCTCCAGCCAGATGCTGACTTGAGCTTATTAAATATCACCTCCCCAAGTGTACTCAAGTCAGCATCTGGCACTTTAACTTTCGGACCCCCAAAATTACAAGTCTGGCAGAAACTTATGTTTCTACTTTCTATGTCGGGGAAAATATTATTTGGGGATATGATTAAATCGGTGCGGCTAGAAGAAGATCAGCTTCTTATAAATTGTGGCAACTCGCGGAAAAAAATTATAAATTTTGATCAACTAATAATTTTTGATGATAAAGGTCTTTCTGGTCTACCTCTTATAAAAAAGCGCACAAAGTATAAAAACATTGTTTACGACTGGGTTAATATAGTTTCTGGCGGGTCGCACGAATATGATATTTTAAATTATAGTGATGACTTTATCAACACGGTGCATTTTTATCCATCCGATAGAAATGACAACACGAAACTAAAAGACCTCGTTAGTGTTTCATATTTAACGGATGAACAGCTAGAAGACTTTTCTTACTCTGACACGTATGCCAAGTTTAAGTTGTTAGATCTATTTAAAGAATTGGGTATACGGGGAGCAAGAAATGGCCGAGATGTTAAAAGGCCTGGCAAGTATAAGTATTACGCTGTTAAGTTAGAGCCCGCTAGCAGACAAGTTGTGGGGCGTGTTATCAACGAATATGAGAAAGATGACAGATTTATATTTAATTATCAAGAATTTAGTGAAATATGGCAAGAAACTACTGCCTTGGAAGGATATTTAGGGAGGTTCTCGGAGATAATATGAAAAACTTTCACCTAGCGGGTATAATACCAGTCCACAAAAATGATTTTAGTTTTGATTTTGAGTGGCCGGATTGCCTCATGCCAATTTCTTCAAGGCTGACGGCGGTCGAGCGCTCTGTGATGGAGTGTGCTTGGGCTGGTTGTGAGACAATATGGATAGTGTGTAATGACGATATATCTCCTGTCCTAAGGCACAGGCTTGGTGAGATGGTTCAAGACCCAGTTTGGCTTAGGAATATGGACAAACACCCCTCTATGACTAGAAAGCCCATCCCAATATTCTATGTCCCCATACACCCCAAGCATAGAGACAAGATTGATTGTTTTGGGTGGAGTATAATATACGGGGCCCTTACGATATTTAAAATCGCTGTTAAGATGAGCAAATGGCTGGTCCCAGGGAGGTATTACGTTTCTTTCCCGTACTCAGTCTATGACCCAAAAATTGTGAGAGAGTACAGGAAAGAAATATCCAGCCCAAAAGGGTT